TACTCTGCATTTGCCATCGTCCCAAGTACCTCTGATACTGATACCGCAACAATCAACGAATTGCTTTACGAGATAGGCGTTGGAGCGGCGGGAAGTGAAATTTCATTTGGGCGAATTATTTTCTCAGCTGCAAATACTGAATCCGTTGCAATGCGCAGAACGTGGCCGTTTTTATTTGGTCGAGAAGTTCCTGCTGGGTCTCGGCTCTCCATACGCCACAACATTGCAACCAACCCTGGCAAATACGACGCCTGTATAATCGCTGTGCCGAAAGTTTAATCTATGGAAAATTGGACTTTAATTTACGACACATCAACGGGTCAGGGGGTCAGCCTCGGGACTGTAATTGCAAACCCTCTCCCATCAAATCTCTCAGCGTTTGTTTTAACGGAAGAAGAGGCAACTGGGTTATTGAGCAACGTGTTGGCATGGAATCCAGCGACTTTATCATTGATCCCAACGCCACGGCCATACGTCACCGCTATTGAGCATTTAGAGACTGTTGGATTGGGTAGCAACTATCAGCCAACTTTAATTTATCTTCGTATTAACTTGACAGCCGCAAATAAATCGTGCCCAGAACTCGACGCACTCGAATCCTATTTGCAAGGTGTACTTGCGATTTTCGCGCAAGATCAAAGTCCACGAAATGACTGGCCGTTTCCTCCAATAACATTTGAAGCTGTGGTTGTTGCAGCCATGGCACAACTTACCAACAATTAAAGTATATGGACACACATTCATTTAATGCAGGCGTGGCTGGAGTTTTGGCAACAGCAACTTCTGTTGGAATTTCGTTATTGCCAGAAATTGAAGCATGGTTAAGAATAGTATCTCTTCTGGTTGGTATCGCCGTGGGGATCGGATCGCTTATCGTGCTTGCTAAAAACTGGAATAAAAACAAATGAAGCCTAAACAAATCGCTCTAGGAATGATCTTGATCTCATTCGCGTTTCTCGCTATGGCATTTTTGACTGGGTGCGAAACGCTGGGTATTTCTCTTGATACAGATTTCGGAAGACTCACTTACGAGCTTCCAGAACCCAAAGGAACAAAAAAATGAAAATCGTAAATGCACTACTTGAAAAGTTAAGTGAAAACTCAACATGGCGTGGTATTATCCTGATCGCAACAGCGGTTGGAGTTAAGATTGAGCCAGAATTACAGGAGTCAATTATTGTTGCTGGACTTGGATTGGTTGGACTAATCAATGTCATCCGTAAGGGATAATCATGGTTCCTAAATCCAGACCTCAACAAGCGAAAGAAAAAACCCTTGCCATGGTGATTCGTGCTGGGATAGAAGATCGCGTTGCTTTGGTTGGAATACGAGGATACTATGCAGATTCAATGGGTGTTAAAGGAAAGAATGATCGCGGCATATACGACGATGCAATCATATTACTTTCTCCTTCTGTTCACGCTACTTTCAACGCAAATACTGATCCATCGGCTTTTAAGAAAGGTATCGCGGTTCTTAAAACGGGTGTTCATAGGTATCGCAAGGGCAATCATGGTATCAGTAAACCCGGAGGTGGCTACCCAGCGTTGCGACCTGCTAACGCAAAAGAAGAACTGCCTGTTACGCGAGATGGTGAGGGCGATTCTATGGGGTTAGCAATTAACATCCACAGGGGCGGATACAACTCAACAAGTTCATTGGGTTGTCAAACAATCTACCCAGCACAATGGGATGGGTTTATTAACCTTGTATATTCAGAAATGAGCAGATACAATCAAAAGACAATCCCGTATCTCTTAACGGAATTATCGTAACCGATAAAATATGAAAAAATCAAAATGGGATTTCAAACAAGTAAGTAGAAATGTCCATGTTATTGAAATAAATCTTCCGAAAGTTGGAGATGAGCAATGGATATTACTTCAGAGTGATGTTCATTGGGACAATCCAAAGTGCGATAGAGTAAAATTAAAAAAGCATCTGGACTTAGCCTTGGAACGAAATGCGCCAGTAATCGATGCGGGGGACTTTTTTTGCGCGATGCAGGGGAAGTATGACAAGAGAAGCAATAAAAAAGATTTGCGGCCAGAACACGCTACTGGGAACTATTTGGATTCGTTGGTTGAAACTGCTGCCAATTTTCTTGATCCATACAAGAAAATACTAACTGTAAGGGCCGCTGGAAACCATGAGAGTTCAATCCAGAAAAACTGTGAAACTGATCTTTGCGAAAGGTTGGCTGAGAGATTAAGAATGAAGGGCGGGATAGCTCGCAGGGGCGGATATTCTGGGTTCGTTAGATTTTCAATTTATGGTCATAAAACAAATGGAAGATTGTCTGCAAGTCAAGCTTACAAGCTCTGGTATTTTCATGGAAGCGGTGGCGGTGGCCCAGTAACTCGCGGTGTCATTCAAACAAATAGACAAGCCGTGTATGTTGCTGATGCTGATTTTGTTTTAACTGGGCATACCCATGACTCTTGGCAGCTTCCAATTCAAAGAATCAAGTTGAATCAAAATGATGTTATTGAGCAGTTTCGTCAAACCCATATAAAAACAGGTGGATACAAAGAAGAATTTACGGACGGATACGGGGGATGGCACGTTGAGCGCGGCGGCCCTCCAAAACCAACAGGTGCGTATTGGATCAGATTTTATTTTGACAGATACGAAGATCGCAAAAGATTTTACGATTACGAAATTATAGAAGCAAAATGAAAATCCTACTTAGTATCATTATCCTTGTTCTTGCTGGATGCGCGATGCCTCCAGTAGCCGAGCCAGAGTTTGCAGGCATCTACAAAAACGCTTGTTTACCCGAAGCAATAGCAATGACGCAAGCACTCAAGAAAAGCGATATACAAGCCCGTGTGCTGCGAATAGAGACCATAGAGTGGACTCACGCAGTTTGTGTATACCTTTACCCTACTGGAGCAAATAAACTTTATGTGTGGGACAGCTATTGGAAAAGCGTAAATCTCCGCGCATGGTACAATGATCCTAATAGCATTGCGATAGAATGGCTGAACTACGCTCACCCAAAAATTTCTCTTGTCAGTGCAAGTTTCCTTGATTAAATTATCGTAAACGATAAACATTATGAGTTGCTCCAAATCCAGAAGTTCTAAATGCAATCCGTGCGGCCCAAGCGAAGACGCGATGAATGCAATCGCAGAGAGGGCGGCTTACTATGCTAGAATCGCCCAATACGCAGCGGATCAAGTAGCTCAATTTAACACAGTTTACTTGGGAGCAAAAGCAACCGCGCCAACAGTTGATAATTCTGGTAACGCTCTAATCGTCGGCGCATTGTATTTCAATACTGCATCAAACACGATGTTCGTATGGAATGGAACCGCTTGGCAGGCACTGTAATAACCAAAAAGCATTATGACTCCATGCACACCCGCCCCTCCTTGCGAAACAGATTATCCATTATTCTGTGAGCCGCTTGAAACAACTAGCACAGCTAAGGCTTTTGTTGTTGAGGATTCTCTGTTTTGCCAAAAGCGATTGACTGGCACAGAGGGCAGTATTCCGATAGTTACAGATGGATTTATCAAGTTTACTCAAGCTGTAAGCACAAACACTCCGAATACTATAGTCAAAAGGGATTCAACTGGCGGCGTTGCGTTCTCAGTAATTAGCGGAACTGAATTGCTTTTAAACAACCCATCAGGGGATACTCGTATTGAGGTTGGAGGAACGGGAAATGTTTACATGGATTTAAAAAATCCAAACTCGGATGACTACGACCTTCGACTTCAAGCAACTGGAGCCACCCCAAGAATCTTTACTAACGCAGCCAATCTTCAAATTGATGGAACGAATGTAAATCTTCAGTCAAACACAAACGGAAATGTTGGCATAGGAACTAACGTGCCAGCAGTAAAGTTGGACATCTCTCAATCTCAGGCGGCGCAAACTGCTGCAAGAATAATTAACGCCAATACATCGGGATCGGCTGCGGCTGCTTTTATTGCAACTCAAGGCGGAGTATCGGTTAATCTTACCGCGGAACAAAACGCGCAAGCTGAAGTGGGAACGTCTTCGGCGCATCCACTCATCATCAAATCAAATGATGTGGAGAGAATGCGTGTAACAAGCGCAGGCGATGTCGGTGTTGGCATTACTGCACCACTAGGTAATTTTCACGTTGCTGGATCAACGGCAAACGACATAGTTAGAATTACTCAATCTGGAGCGGGTGTTCCTTTGCGAGTAGAAGATGAAACGACTGATACAACGCCATTCATTGTTGATTCAGCAGGAAACGTAGGAATTGGAACTCCAAGCCCCACAGCAAAACTTGAAGTTGTTGGGGGTATTATAAGCACCGATCCATCAGCAGGGATCGGATATGCCACTGGAGCTGGTGGAGCTGTAACTCAGATAACTTCCAGAACAAGTCCAGTAACTATCAATAAAATTTGCGGCTCAATAACCATGTTCAGCGCGGCAGGCTCAACATCATGGGCATCATTTACTGTTAACAATACAGCGATTAGTTCAACAGATACTATCCTGCTATCACATTCTGGGGGATCGAATAATTATATTTTTAATGTAGGTAAAATAGTTGGAGGAACTTCTTTTGTTGTAAACTTCATATCTTTGCTTGGAACTGCTGTAGATGCTCCAGTAATCAACTTCACAATTATCAAATCAGTAACATCATGAGTGACTGCACAAACTGCCCACCTTGCGACACAGAGTTCCCGTTATTTTGCGAAGGACTCGAAACAACTACAGATGGACGTAAACTTGTCGTAGAAGATACGGCGTCATGCCAAAAAGTATTGCTGGAACCAACTGAAGTTTCTGTGCTTCAGTATGACCAAAATAATGATGTTGCTTGGAAAAGCGGATCGTTGACATCACCGATTAAGCTACCAAGCCTTCAGCTCAATGCACTCAATGTCGCGCCTAAGATCATGGTTCTTCAAGCTGATGGAACTGTAAGGCAGTGGCAACCTACCGATACTGGAGACAACTTCTTGGCTTACTGGGATGGAACTCAATGGAAGATAGGCAATCTTGCTTCACTGCTTCCTACTGGAGATGGGGTTGTAATTAAAACTGGCAGTTCATTTTCACTTGCAAGTGGAGTTAATGGCGAATTTTTGCAAATATTAAGTGGTAACATTCAATTTAATTCCACGATTCCGGGCGGCATTCCAGTTGGAACTGTCGTCCCTTTCGCAGCAAATTCTGCTCCATCTGGATGGGTTCTTTGCGATGGTGGGTTGTATGGCAGAACGTCACTTGATACATCACCACAACCAAACTTGTTCTCTGTTATTGGCACTACATATGGAGCTGGAGATGGACTAACAAACTTTGCGGTTCCTGATCTTCGTGGAATGTTTGTTCGTGGATTTGACAATGGCAGGGGCATTGACCCTCTCCGTGCATTTGGAACTACTCAAGCAGACGCCTTTAAAGCCCACAATCACAGTGGAAATACAGGATTCTTTAACGCAACCCATACACATTCATTTAGTGGAACCACTGGAGTTGATTCACCAGATCACTCTCATGTTTATTCTGAAACAAATCTTACTGGAAACGTGCAATCTGGCGGTGGAACTGATGTTCAAAGAAATTCACAAGCTCCGACTAACACAGGTGGCGCAAACACTCGCCATACACATACATTCTCTGGAACAACTTCATCTGGTGGAGCAAATCATCAGCACACAATAGCGTCTGATGGACAAACAGAAACACGTCCACAAAATGTGGCAATGAACTACATTATCAAAACGTAATGCCAGCAGAAGGATCAGTATTTGATGGATTCACGAGCATAGTGGCGCAAGACGCCTCTACGCATCCTTCGTATTTACCAGAGTTCTATGTATCTGAATCTGTCAATAGGACGTTCAGAGGCGGGATAAACCGCACTCGTCCAAGCATACGGAATATCAATATTGTAGCAGGAGAGAACCAGATCGAAACTATCGTAAACGATATTCAGACTGGCAACTTCCAAGGCGCGTATCCATATCGCAGGACAACATACGAATCTGCTGATGGAATAGTAATATCGGTTTCTGGGGTGATTTACTTTCTTAAAATCGTAAACAATGTTGCTTACGCTTACAGGCTGCCAGTTTCCAATGGCTGGACATGGAATGATGGAAGTTTGATGCACACTTTTTTCGTGCAGGCTGAAGATCAACTCTACATCCAAAACGGATACCAGAACCCGATTGCATGGAATGGTGATCTTAATACAAATGCAGTAAGATTAAATCCATTCAACCGAGAAATGCCGATTGGCACTATCATGGAGTATGCCTTTGGGCGAGTCTTTGTATCTGATAAGTTCAATCAAATCTACGCATCTGACATTATTTACGGCAACGGGTTTACTGATACTACGAACACCCGTAGATTCACTGAAATAACTTATTGGGAATTGGGTGGAGCTTTCTCTACTCCAAGCATGATGGGAAACATCACAGGAATGAAAGTGATGCCCGAACTTGGTTTGAACCTTCGCGGCCAAGGTCAGCTTGTGGTCTTAACTGGCAACGGAGCGTTTGCAATGGATGTATCTATTCCAAGATCGCAATGGAATACAAATAACATCCAACGCATTTCATTGCTAGGGCGTGGATGTACAAGTCCGTATCTTGCCTTGGTGAATAGTGAGCTTTGGTTTAGATCGCACGATGGTTGGGCGTTTTATTCAAATACTCAATCTGAGTTCAATAGATATTTCTCTTTGCGTAAACTATCCAAAGAAGTCAACAAGTGGGTTGAGCGGGATACGCCTTGGTTGAGGCAATTCGCGTCTACAGTTTTCTACGACAACTATCTCATCAGCACAGTTGCTCCACAGATTTCAAGAACATCCGCTCCGGGTTTGCATAGATACCATCGCGGGATGATCGCCCTTGACCTTGACCAGTCAGCATCGCCAGCACCAGATGCTCAACTGACTTTCCGTTGGAATGGGTTATGGACTGGAATAAGACCAACGCAAATGTTGTCTGCGTTGATAGCAGGTCATAAGCGTGGATTTGCATTCTCATTTGATAAAGATAATAAGAATCGTTTGTATGAAATAACATCAGAGCAAACTGATGACTATGGGCCGAACGGGACACGAAAGATCGAATCATTCTTTACAACTGGCAGGTATGATTTCAATCGTAGCGGGGCTACAAACAAGTTCCTTCGCAAAAGAATTACTGGTGGAGAAATGTGGATGAGTGAGATCAAAGGCGAGGTGGAAAGCTCTGTTGAATTTCGCGCAGATAGTAATCCATGTTGGTCAGAGCTTAAAATTCCTACTACATTTGGTTGCAATCCATGTTCTCCAGTGGTGACTGAATGTGTTCCGCAGCGGGGTGGTAATCGCTACAAACGCTACAAGTTCAACACTCCAGACCCAAGTGAGTGCAATGACTTAGCAGGCATACCATCAGTGGAAGGAAGCGAGTTCCAAATCAAAATCAATTTGACTGGTGCAGCTACAGTTGATCGAGTAAGATTGATGGCAAACATTAAGAACAACGACGATTCGCCAGTTGGTGACTGCCCAGAAGAAAATCAAGAATGCGAACCATTTTCTTGTTGCCAAGAAAAATATTGGGAATACAATATCGTTAATTAAATTGTAATGGACAATCAAGATTCATCACCCGCGCTTATTTTCCCATCTGTTCCAGACGACTTCTGTCCAACTGGAAACTGGACTCAGATATTCCAACAATTTACTGATATTGTTTTGGCAAGTGGAACTGTGAATATCCCCGGATTGGCGGATGTCACTCCGCAGCAGATTCAAACAATCAACGATTATCTGTTGAACTTGCAGAATCAAATTGATGTCCTTGCCACTACACAAGTAAGGCAAGGCACAATCACTGGGCTTATTGCTCCAGATTCTACTGTTACAATCACTTTTGCAACGGCAATGCCAAGCGATAATTATACTGTAGCATTCACGCCTGTTACCAATACTTTTGGAACAGGATCAGCACCAATTTTTGCAGTCCAAACTGGATCGCAAACCATTTCTGGTTTCACAGTTATTATTGACCAGAACGTAGCTACAATAACTCAACTGGATTGGGTAGCAATCCACTCAGCATAACAACCAACCAAACAAACATATGACACCACTAAAAGGAACAGACCCAAAGCTAGTATCTGACGGAAGCCCAACCCGCGGAAGTATCCGTGAAGGTATGGGAAATATGAACCCACCTAATTCTGGCAAGAACCCATACTCCAGCGCACCTATGCCAAAATCTGGCAAGCCCGTTGGTGGAAAATAATTATCGGTAACGATAATCCCTATGGCTGATACCCTCGAAGAGATGGTAGAGCTTGTGAAGGGGTTCGTTGGTGATAGTGGCACTTGTTCAGATGACAGAGCCATTAAAGCCATAAACCAAGCAAGGCGACTACTATGGAATAAGCGTGGCTGGACAAGCATAGAAGAGTATGTCCAGATTTGTTGCGTGAATGATTGCTTCACGCTACCGAACCGATATGAGCAAATCAAACTTGCTTGGATCGGAAACGACTCTGCATCTCTAGCAGATGAATGGTTCAATGCGACCAATGCTTTCGCTCTTCATGCGGATCACTCATGCCATAGATTGATTACCGAAATCGGGGGGCTTCACGTTCTTTTCCGTGATTATACAACGCATCCATATCAACTAGGTATAATTGCGGAAGACGTAGAAGATGCAGGAACAGAGCTGATGTTCGAAGTGCAGGATCAATACGACACCTACCATAAAGTCAATCTATTCGCCGCACAGAGTCCAAACATTTCCAAGACTGACCTGCTAATCAAGGGGGTTCGCGCTGTATCCAAGCCAGTAACCAAGGGAAGGATTCGTGTGTATGCTTACGACATGGAGTTGCAAGCAAGAACGCTGATAGCCATCTATCAACCTAACGATGTAAATCCTACCTTCCGTAGATTCAAGGCTCCTAAGACTTGCGAGTGCATTACGCTCTACGCATCGAAGAAATACTTTGATTTGACCGATCCAAAGGAGTTGGTAGAGTTTATCCCAGACGCTATGATCTATGCTATCTTGGCATTGAATTCACGCGAGAACCGCAAGGCGCAGGAATTTATGAGCAACCTTGGGCTGGCCGTGCAGGAACAAGAAAAGGAGATGGAAGGATATGAGATTCCAACTGCCGCCCCACTACGAATTGCAAACTATAGCAGGGCAGATAACTTGATTGGGTCTGATTTACTTTCACCTTCACCAAACGACTACTTCCTATACCGATGACGCTAACAATCCCAGACAAGATTGATGCAAGAAACGTAGTTGGATATGGTGATCCAGACTACGAGTTAAACTTGATAGACTTGGAGATTCTGAAACTTCCTCCGAGGGAATGTCCCTTGATTCACAAGTTTACTCCGGGTATGTATATTCGGGAAATCTTCATGCCGAAGGATACGATTCTGACAACCCTACTCCATCTAACTACCCATCCATTCTTCGTGATGAAAGGTGATGTGACTGTCTGGTATCATGGCATCCCAGCTCACCGCTATAAAACGGGCTACAGCGGCATTACAGAAGCAGGAACAAGGCGTATGCTATACACTCACAAGGATACAGTCTGGACTACCTGTCATGTAACAGACTTAACTGATCCTGATGAAATTATTGACAGCATCACTTCAAGAGACTTTAATCCTCACATCGCCAAGGAAGACCCAAGGGTGCAAAAGTGGCGGCACAATCGAACCGACTTAATCAAATGAGATTCCTTCAACATCCAGAAAACTTAGTCAAAAACAAGCATCCGCAGATGTTTTTTTCCAGCGGATTTGCTATTGCGGCTGGTGTGGTGGCTGTTGGATCAGCGGCAGCGGCTGGGGCAATGTCAATGTCGGCAGCGGATAGGGCGGCAAAAGCCCAAGGCGCAGCTGGATCAAAATATAAAAAACAACTCAAAGCGGCTACACGTCAATTCATCGACCAACAAAATCAAGTAAAGGAAGCAATAGCAAAGATTGATCCTAACTTAAAAATCCCAGAGTACAACTTACAGGGCGCGACTACTG